ACTCGCTGGTGAAAACTTCTGTACCCTCTTCTGTGGAAACATTGCGTTTTCCCATAGTTTTCTTTTGACTATGAAGTATTCTACTTCAATCTTGTCTATTGGATGATTGTATTGTTTAGAATAAAATTGTTTATATAATAACAATTGTTGAGTTTTGTTCTCATCTTTTTTCATCCATTTATTCCAACCTTGTGTTGATGTTTTTATATCATAGATTGTTATTGTATTGTGAAACTCATCTAATATTACTAAATCTAAGTAACCAATGATTTTAACATTTTTCTTTAAATCTACTTCAATTGGAACTTCACAACCTATGAGTTTGTATCCTCTTTTACTGAAGTAATCAGCTCTTCTCTTTTTAACAAAGTCTAATATATCTACACCATCTTGAAAGAACTCTCTTAATTGTTCAAGAGTACAAGGGTCTTTACCCTCTTCTTCTTTAGCTTTTTTAAATCCTTCAATGAGTTTATCGTGCAGTCTTTGTTCAAGATTTAATTTGTTTGCATTCTTAATACTATCATTATACATAACTTCTAACCAAGTTTGTATAACTTCGTGCATTGCTGTACCGAATATTAAATGTATATTTGTTTCAAATACTCGTAACTTATCTATATAATTGAGCTTCCACCTTTGTGGACATTCACTAAACATTGATAATTGACTATAACTAATTCTTCCCATATTATAATATACAACCTTTTTTTCTTTTATCCAAGCTTTAATTTTATAAATGATACAATTTCACCAGCTATATTTTTCTTTGTAAAGTTTTCCATTCCCTCAAAACCAGGATTACTATTTACTTCACATATTTTAAACCCACCATTATGGAATAGTAAATCAACACCGGCAATATCCAAATCAAGTGCTTTAGATGATTCTGTTGATAACCACTCTATCTGTTCATTAACTTCATATGGAAATCCCTCACCACCACGAGTGATGTTTGCTCTAAAATCTTCATCAGTAGCCTGCCTCATCATACAACCCACTACTTTATTATTAACCACAAATACTCGTAAGTCTTTACCCCAAGTGTCTTTTACAAATTCTTGTATTATTATATCATATGATTTTTTAGTTAACTCAGCCATTGTAACTAATTGTCTTAATTGTTTTTTATTCTCAGCGAGAAACACCCCTCTACCATAACTGCCACTAATCTTTTTTACAATAACAGGAAACCCTAAATGTTTCTGTACAAAGTCTACATCAATTGGATGTTTCAATAACATTGTATTTGGAATGTCAAGATTTGATTGTGCCAAGATTTGGTGTGAGTATAATTTATCCTTTACATTATCTATAGCATCTGATGAATTAATTACAGGTACTCCCATTCTTTCAAAGTGTCGGATAACTGCTTTGATATAATAACTTGTTCCACTACCTGTTCTTGGAAATACAAATTGTGGTAAATCACTTTCCAACCCATTAACCAATATTGATTTTTTATTTTCTTTGTTTACAAATATATCAATGGTGTTTGGGTCTACCAATTGAATCTCAATATCTTGTTTCTGAAATTCTTCAATTAATCTATCAGTTTCATATGATTTCCAAAATCTATCCTTAACTAACATCCAACCTTTATTCATAAAATTTCTCCTTTGATTCTACTTCAATCTTCTGTATCTCTGGAAAGAATTGATATGCGTCTTTTGGATATGGTTTTGATTCGTGTATCAATGTATTCATAATTTTCTTTTTATCTTTTTTACTACATAACAGATATAAATATCTGTGTTTCTCAGGTTCTTCTTTTCTCCAAAATGTATGTCCGATTCTTTTCTTTAATTTCTCTAAATTATGAGAACCAAACTTTGTCGTAACATTTCGTGAATGCATCCAAGTACCATCTTCTGTAAGTCGTATAGCATAATTGGGCATTAGTCGAATACTATTACCTTGATATATCCAATTCGTTGCTTGATAAATAATACCCAAGTGTCCTTGTTCTGGATCAGAATAGGATACTAATACTTTTATATCACTAGCATTTTCCTTTAACCAATTGAATGTTTTGGATAAAACTACACTTTCTGTATTCTTTCCGTAATCATCAAAGATAAATAACCTTGTTAACTCCAATACTTCTTCTTCCTTTAACTCAGGTGAAATGGATTTAGGAGCACTTCTTCCAACAGGATAACCATAGATAGCAACACCAGCTAACTTCTCATCTTTCTCATCAAAGAATGAATGTTCGTTATCTGTTTCATAAAAGATACCTAAAGCATATCTACAAGATGTCCACTTGTGACTATAATGATTTTTCACAATCATATCCTTAGCTATCTTTTTTGATATTTCTCTAATGGTTATTTTATTTGGATTGATTGAAGTCAAAGTTCCTCTTTAATGTTTCTAAGTTTTCTTCAGCTTCTGATAAACTTTCTGTCCACTTCCTTACTTCTTTAAGTAAATCTGTATGTTCTCCAATCATTGTTGCGTCATTGAATAATATATCCAATGTAGCTAATGCTTCTGTTCTTTGTGCTTGATAACTATCTATTGCTGCTTGTATCAATTGATTCATTTTATTTTCCCCATTTTCCATTTTTAACTATTGTTGCCATAATACCATAATTAGACATATCCAAAAATGCGTCTTCCAATGGTTCATCTACAGCTGACTCTCTATTTCCCATTAACAGATTTTTTATTCTCTGTACTTTATCATTTACTCTAAACCACAATCCAGTCAATGATAATTTAATCTCATCATCTGTTAGTAATTGTGTTCCAACTGAAATATTACTTGGACCATAATCGTGTTGTTTTCTACAAAACAATTCATATTGTTCTCTCTGTAATCTTTTAAACTCACCAGTCATTTTAGGCCATTCGTTTTCCATTTGTTCTACGATTGGATGTTTAGTAACTGTTAAGTCTCTTTCAGTCATTGTTAAGTCGTTTTCTTTTATGTTGCTCATTTCAATAACCTCTTTATTGTTTTTTCATTCATTCCGTATTTCTCTAATATTTCAATTAATTCATCTTTAGCAATTAAATCTAAATAATCTTTTACTTGTGATTTACTACATTCAAAATGTGTTACCATTATGTCAAGTAATTCAGCATTGTATTTCTTATCTTTCTTACCTTTAATATACTTGTTGAATCTCTTACCTTTAGGGAGCATATTACAATACCACTTGTAAACCTCTCTTGGTTCTAATGTTCCAATGGAATACTTTTGAAAGAAGTTTACAATCTCAAGGAAATCTTTATCCATTGATAACCAACGATTGATTATAAATGGGCTGAATTTCTTTTGTTCATCTTCTGTGAAATCATTCCAATGTGTTTTCTTTACAAGTATTTGATTTATCCAATCGAATATTGTCATTTACCAAATCCCCACGAACCATCTTTTGATGAAGGTCTTGCTGTTGTTGGAAATTGTCTTTTCATAGCACAATGGCACTTTGGACACATTCTATCTTCTCTATCATTTGAATTTGTTATAACTTCAACCGAGTGTGAACATTTTATACATTTAAAAGTATAAAAAGGCATTACTCAAGTCCACCAACATCTGAAAATTCTTTATTCACATGTCCACATTTTTCACAAGCAAATACTTGCATCGGAATTATTGTTTCTTGTCCACCTGGTGCAACTAAAGCTGACATCTTTCTTAATAAAAGTGTCTGTTTAAATGTTTGTCCACTACAAGAATCACATTTGATTTCCGCTGTTTTACTAAAGTCAATTTGTTCCTGCATTTGACCATTTTTACCTGGAATCATCATTATTCTTCTCCTCCCTGATATACTTCTTTTATTGTAACATCTTTTTGTTCCCACTTTATTTTAGATAAGATGTTTTCATCTTCATATGGTGGATGGTGTAATGTAATATACAACACACCTTTTTCCATATCATTATGTTCTACTCTGAATCGTTTGCTCATTTTAATATCCTCATTATTCTAATTATCAAAGACATAAAGTTTATCTCTTTGTCCACTACATTTACATCTTGGAATTGTGCTTCTGCAATATTCATAATACACTCAGCTTGTTTACCATTACCATAGTTATCCACTTCATCATATAACAATCTATATATTTCTGAATAATCTGAAATAGAATTATCAGCAATTAGTTTTCTTATATCATTAAGTTTAGCATTACTTGATAACATTTCTAACAATTGTAGTTTGTAGTTATTTTGTATTACAGAACTTGTATCAATCTTCAACTTACCATCAACGATTTGTCTTTGGGCTGAATTGATAACTCTACGAATATCAGGATAACCTGCATTAACTATAAGAGCTATATCATCAAGTTCAAATTGACAATTCTCTTCTTTCAAGATATTAACCATTTGTTGTGCAACCTCTTTCTTTGAAGGTGGTACAACTTTATATGATTGACATCTTGATTGGATTGGGTCGATTATTCTTTCTACATAATTACAAGTTAGAATGAACCGACAATGTTTTGAAAATGTTTCCATTAGGTTTCTCAATGCAGCCTGTGCATTTGGTGTAAGATAATCACACTCATCAAGAATGATTACTTTCAAGGATTTGAAACCTACGGATGAAGCAAATGTTTTGATTTTGTTTCTAACATCATCTACTTTGTTCTCATCAGAAGCATTGATATACATATAATCACAATCAATGTTATTAACCACTATCTTGGCTAATGTTGTCTTACCAGTACCAGCTTTACCATAAAGTAAAAGATGAGGCACATCTTCTGATTCAAGATATGCCTTTACTTTTTCTTTAAGATGCTCGTTACCTACATAAGTTGATAAGTCTTTTGGACGATATTTTTCTACCCATAAGCTATGCGACATTAATCAACATCCTGCATAGCAACTACATAATATGTAGAATCAAAATCATCAATCTTGAAGTTTACTTTAGCCAATCCCTCAGTTGAAACTTCTAATACTGCTGATGAACATTCACGATTAGCAACCAATACTTCTTTGAAAAGATTAGCATTGAATGTTATTGGTGTATCAACATCACAAGAAGTAGATTCAACAGGTATGTTAACTCTATTTGTATTTGTTGATGAATAACCAATCACAACTTCACAACCCTCACCACTCTTCACTATAGAAAAAGTATCAACACCACTCAAAGCACCTTTACCTTTAACAAAAGTATCAATGAATTTTCTGTCAAGTTTAATTTTAGTTCCAAACTCTGGAAGTCTTTTCATTTGTGGTGGATCAGATATAACTGATAAGTCACTTAATACATAATCAACAGATGTAGTTCCGTGTTTTACTTTAAGTGAAACAGCTTTATCACCGAATTTTGTTAAGTCTAATGAAACATCATCACCTAACACATTTATCAAACTTTTTAATTGGTCGGTTTGATATACACCAATTTCAGCATCCTCAAATGGAAACTTATCAACTTTCACACTACCTAATAAAGATTTATCAGGAGTTACAAATGATGTTGATATTGAATCACCACTTGCTTTCCATTTTACTGAATTTACATTTCCACCCAAATTATACTTTTGAATGAATTTATCTAACTTACTTTTTTGCATCTTACATTTCTCCTATGTTTAAGATTTATCGTTTATAATATAACACTAATTGACCATATAAGTCAAGCTTTTTTTAAAAGAATCTTTCCAATGTATTTGCTTTATCAACAGGCATATCCCATTTCAATGCTTCGTAAAACATTCTTATCTTCTTCTCTAATGCTCTTGTAAATAATTTATCATAATCTATGTTTTGTTCAATGAACTCCATAATCTTTGGTGGATCATCATAACCTTTAAAACCAATTTGTTTAATATTCATCGTATTTGGTTTTAAGTAAATCCATTTAATCTTTTCTGATGATTTGATTTGTTCAAAGTTATTCAATCCCCAATATCTCAACAGGTCATTATACACCCAAGCTGCTTTCACATGTACAGGTGTTCCCTTTTTCATAGTGGTGAATACTGCATCTTTTGGTGTTGAGTCTTTAAACTTATTTAATTTCTTAACACCAGTTGGTAAAGAAATATCTTGTATATCTGATGTTTTCATTTCTTTCTTAAACTTTAATATATTCTCATCAATCACATCTTTATCCACATCACCCAATATGTCTTTCAACACACCAGTCATCAATTCTCTCATCGCGGGTGGGAATGAACTTCTTACAATATCTAATCCTTTAACATCAAGTCTATCACAAGTCAAACCACCATCGTTGATAATCCATTGTCCATATCTTTTCTTCGTAACCCAAAACGCTGATTTAGCCACACACTCTTGTTTAATATCAAATCTATGTTCATCAATATTCAAGAATCGTTTAGCAAATAAATTATATGATTCATTAATGTAGTCTTGAACAACACCAGCAGTTTCCAATATCTTCTCTGTCATAAACTTATCATCATTCAAGTCTGCATTTGGGAAGTCTTTTTGAACCAATGGAATAGCTGAATAGAATACTGAATCAGTATCAGTATAAATACAATAGTCTTCTTTATCTCCAAGTTTATTATTATAGTAACTATTAGCAATCTTCTCTGTAAATTTAATTAAATCTTGTCCAGTCGTAGTGGTAGCCTCAGCATTATCAATATCATAGAATCTAAACACAGGTAGTCCCAACACCCCATAAAGTGAATTTAGTACAATCTTTTGTACATGCTGTCTTCTCTTGAAATATCCGTGTTGTTCATCATCACCCTCTTCACCATATTTCTTCATCAACCTTTTATACTCAACTCTTTCATCAAACCACTTAGATAATAATGAAGGAATCAAACCTTTTTTATCATTACGATACAGAATACCATTTGAAGATATGGATACTTTATTAGACTTAAACATACCAGCCAACTCTTTATTATTCATATGTCCTTGAGTTTTACCACTCTTTTCTAATGAATAAGTTTTACTCACACCTTTAATAAACTCTTCAGCATTCCAACCATTCACTTTACCAATCTTCATCTCAGGTGAAATATTCAACGACATAATAACTGAAGGATACATAGATGTTAAATCCAAATCAAACACCCAATTGTATTTACCTGCTTTAGGTTCTTTAACATAAGCACCTGTAAATTTATCATTACTACTGCGATTCATTTTCTCTCTAGCATCTAAATCTTTGTTAGGAGCAACTACTCCAATGTTTTTAAGATAAACCAAAATAGCACCTTCTAAATATCTACTTGAATGATAAACATCTTCATATGGAACTCTACCCACATGACATATACCACGAGCCAATTCAATAAATTTTAACTTATCATCAAGTTTCTTTACGATAATTACATCATTCAAGTTATATTCAATATACTTGTTAATATCTGTTTCGTATAAATCTTGTAGTGTTCCATCAAATTCTATCTTACCAAGTCCAACTTCAAGTTGTCCAATGTAATCTAAACGATATGATGATTGTTGTGTGTAGGTAAATAATCTATATAAATGTAAATAATCTAAACAAGAAACACCAGCAATTTTATACTTACGCTTGTGTTCTGAATAAAACACTTCACCGATTGGTGAAAGTGAATTGGCGAATTGTTGTCCTAATACTCTAACAGTTCTGTTATATAAATAAGGAATATCAAATCCATCAATGTTCCAACCACTTAATATAGTTGGGTTGATTTCAAGATATTTTTGATAGAATCTTTGTAATAATTCTTCTTCTGATTTGAATGATTCTACAACATCTGTATTTGGAACATCACCTAAAACAAAACAAGAATATTTATCTGCTGTCTTATCATATAGAGCTATAGCTGTAATCTTGTTCTCAGCTCTTTGTGGGTCTGGAAAACCATCCGTTACCTCA